CCGTGCTGGCTACGCAGACCACCGGCGCTAATTGGTAATTTTACAGCCTGATCCTTTACCACATTCAATTTACCGTTTCCAATTTCAATTAATGGAATATCAATAATTTTAGCATGATAAGAATTTGTGTCATTTGGCGAACTAATAATAATATCTAATGTCATATCAGAATTATTTTTAATTGCAGAAACTGCTGCAAAGCTAGTAAAATATGCTTCTAAATCACCAGTTACTTCAAATGATCCAATATTAATATTAAAACCAGTTGTTTCGCCGATTGCTTCTAACGCACTTACATTGTTCTTAATACCAAACTTTAAATCAGTAACAAAACCAATTGATTTTGGCGAATTAAGAACTGCTGGGTTAAATGGTGCTAATGCAGCGCGATAAACATCAAGAGAACTATTATAAGATGCTTCATTTGACGCAATTGAAGTACGTGCGCCAGATTTAATACCCTGTGTTCCAGTACGTTCTTCAGAATTTAAACCAATAAAACTTAAATCTGCTGAAATTTTATCTTTAGATTTAAAGGACATACTAAATTCATTTGCAACGGCACCTGTAACATACTGCGATTGTGTACCAGTTCCGTCATTACCAACTTGACGTTCTAAATGATATGATTTGGTAATAATTCCAGATGAATTAATAGCGTTTGCATAAAACGATGATACGAAAATTCGAATTGATTTACCAGCACCAGCGTCAATTACTGGATTAAATGTTGTTTTATCAAATGACGCACTAACAGAAGTAGTTGCCGATACGCGAGCAAATCCAGAATTAGCAGCTGAAAACTGATGATTTGTATTATCACCACCAATCCAAATCCAAGACCCTACTTTTAAAGTCTGAAGAATTGCACCATTGGTACCGCCAGTTAAAGTCATTTTAGAAGAATTAACAGCAATGTCTAATTCATCACTGTCAAACTCAAATCCGACAACTTCAATTACAGCTTTATTTGTGGGCACTTCTACAATGCTATTAACATTATCAGTTGTTAAAACGGTTGCGGTTGCAGAGATTACTTTAAATAATCCATTATTAGCTGGATTACTAAATCCTGAACAATAAACTAATCGGTCAACTGCAAATCCAGATAATCCGGCAGTTGCGTTATAAATACCATCACCAGCACCAACACCAGTTAATAAAGTCTGCGCAGCATTTAACGGGGCAGTTGTGAAATGCTCAATTGCATTATTAAAAAAGAAACCTTGCATTAAACGAGAAACTGAAGATTTAGTTAAATCGACGTTAAATCCAGCATTAGCAGAAATTGCAGAAATTGAACCTTTTAATTTCTGACGTGTACCGTTAATAGGTTCACGTGAAATTTTAGTTACGTCTGAACCAAAATCAGAATAAGAATTAACATCTAAACCATACCAAATTGGAGTGACTGGTAAAGTTTGCAAAGATAATTCTTCCGCAAATGCGAATGTAGTTAAATTACTATCAATTTTATTAGACATTAAATAACTCCTTTTTCATCATATTCATATTCAACTATTACATTGAGTTTATGCCAAATGTTATCACTTGGAACCTCAACAATTCTAGCGTTACGAAATTTAATGCCTAAATTAGAAGGCGTTCTAAATTTATTTCTAATAATCTGCCCACAAACAGCCATGTCATCCCAACAATCATGACCCATTGGACCAAATATCTCAACGGATAATATACCAGTGTGGGTATAAATTCTATTTGTGTTATCGGCAGTTGAAACATATTTACGATCTTCGTTTAATTCTTGTTTAAGAACCCGTAACCATAATTTATCAACTGGTAATTTATTAACGTTAGCGACATTTTGCCAACGAACCTCAATCGTATACGTTAAATGTAAATTAATTTCAGGTAGAATATAATTTATTAATTCAAACATATTATCTCTAGCTTCTAATGGCGATAATATCATTTAATTTTCAATCTCTATTTGATAGAAAATAATATCACCGTTTGGTGCTAAAGGTGATATTGATTTAATTTTAAGTTCATCATTAGGACGAATTATAATATCTGAAATTTTAGGCTCGAAAGTAACAGAGCCCATTAAACCAATCATTGAACCAACCGGAATATCAGAACCCTTCATGTAACGCAAAAATTCCATAAACGTTCTAGTTTGTGGAAGGAATACAATCGAAACGTTGTTAGTTATTGTGGTTTTAGAGCCATTAGACCAAGGTTTGGTGCCGGGCATAACATCAGTTTGCGCCCAAATTACTAATTGACCTTTAGCTTTAATTAAGCGTTTAGCATTTGCAATTTGCCTAGCATAAATACTCATTTAAATTCTCGTTACAGGTAGAAAACCAAATCCGCCATATTTAGGTTTAAATGGTGATAATAAAGGCGTTAATAACGCTTCAACTAGTGGTAATTGCGGTGCAAGATCAGTGTTTAGTTTTTCACTATATTGTGTTTCAATTGGTCCGATTTTTTCACGAACAACAAAATTACCAGTTGTAATTGGGTTTAAATCAACATTATCATTAGAATGCATTGTTAATTGTAGTTGAGCTTTTTTGATTTGCGAAGGAATGATAGTAGGATTAACAACCGATAATCCAATACTGACATTAGCTCTTGGCCAGTTTAAACTTTGGTTTGCTTCTACTTTATCACCTTTAAAATTACTAATAGATTCAATATAATCAGAAGCTTTAATAATTAGAGGTTCTAAATCTACATCAGCTAGGGGTAAAATAATACCCCTAGCGTCCGCATAGGCCCTAACTTCAGAAAGCGTAACATAGCTATTTGCATTTGCTACTAAACTTCCATCTTCGATAATCAGAGCCATTTTGTATCCTAACTATTATAGAGTTTTAATGGTAACACCAGCAGTATCTTTAACGCTAGTTACAAACATATCCCAATTGCTAGCGGTCTTTAATTCAGCATTGGTTGGAGCAACCCCGCCATTAGTTTTATCCCAAGAATAACCCTTCATTCCAATATTACACGACCATTCAGATTGCATTGTACGCTGAATGTTATTCTTTCCGTTAGTCGTGCTAATATTAGTTAAAAAATCGTTATTCTGTTCAATTGTAATTGCACCTTCAGTCAAACCTAGAGTATCATATTTATTTGGCGCACCAGCTGTAACCAAATCCGGGCAATCAGTCATAATAAATAACTTGCCGAATGTATCACGTAAAACAGTAACGTTACCATAAGTAAATAAATTTTGAGAATTAATAATATTACCTGCCCATAAATCATGCATTGGTTTTGAGTGTGCCACCCATGCACGGATAGAGCCGGAACGGTCGCCGAACAAAGCAGCTGCGTTCACAAAATTAACTGGTGTCATTTTAGCAACAGATGCATCATGGACAAGATTTGCATTTGCATTAAATACATTTTTAGAAATACCAAGTGCAATATTTAAATACCGCTCGAGTTGACCAATTGCAATTGACTGGCCAACACTAGCACCAGCCTGTTTTTGGTCCATATTAATCCAGGCGAATTGAGCCGGGCTAAGATCAACCATATCATGGCCAAGACCAACTTTAACGCTTACCTTTTTAATATGCTCTAATTTACGAGGTACTAAATTAGTAGTGTTATCGTTAGGGTCACGATCACGAATTAAACTACCAAGTAATTTAAACATAGCTGCTTCGCTATAATCACCATTATTAGTAGCACCTGAATTTAAAACAATGGTGCCTTCAGTAGCGGCATTAAATAAATCAACTTTCTGATCCAAAACTTCGATCATTGCTTCATAAGCATATTCGTTAAAAATAGCTAAATCTGATAATGCCATGGTTATGCACCCTTTCTGGCGGTTAGACGCGCTTCAATCCGCTTTGCCAAATCACTGACTGGCATATTGCGTAAATCAGCCGGTTTATCTGTTGGGATTTGCGAAGGGCTAGCACTGCTAGCAGGTTTTTGGGTAGCACTGCTGCCCTTGGCCTTCGATGCGATGATAATAGCAGCGTAAGCAGGTGTTTCCAACACTTCTTTTTTAAAATCTTCTAAAGTTAAAGCAGACGCTTTTCCATCTTTATCTAAAATTTTAGTTTTAGGTGCATCACCTTCTAAATCAGCAACAATTCGCTTGCTGATATGAGGTAATAACAATTCTGGCGATGTGCTAATTTCCTTTGCGAGATTTAATGCCACACTATCGGCAAGAGTGCGTTTTGCAAAATCAGAAAGTTTTGCAATAGCACCATCTTTTTCAACAATTACTTTATTATGTTTTTCAATCCAAGATGCTTCTAAACTTTTAACATCTCTTGCCTTTGGATCAGCACGTAACGTATCTAATTCAGCTTCTGCTGCATTTAACTTATCTTCAAATTCTTTTGCACGTGCTTTTTCACGATCTTTTGCGCGCTTTAATGCGCCAGTGTCTTCACCACCTTCAATATCTAAAACAAAAACTCCATCTTTTTCAAGATATTCAGATTGATAATGTGGAGCAAGTTTTTCAAGTTCAGTTTTAGTAACGCGAAATTTCATAGCCATAGGTGTTAAATATCCTTATTAATTGGTTTATCTGTGGGTAACTTAGTTTTAGAAGCTAATTCTAATGCAGCATTTTGCTTTGTTTCTTGTTCAGCGTCAATTGCAGTTTTCGCAATTTTATCATCCATTAAAGGTAAATTACCTTTACGAAGAATAATACGCATTTCATCCCAACTAATAGCTCCGCTTTGATAATTAAAAATTGCAGCTTTCTGTTCTTCAGGAGATAATTTACTAATTGCAAAGTCAGTATTTAATTCAAATTTAATTCCAGTAGGTTCTATACCTAAAAACTTACAACAATGCTCAAGAGATTTAACAATTGCATTTGAAACGTTACGGCTAACAGAAACAAGCGTTGAATTTTCCGCACTTGCTTCTAATCCTGCTTCCGTAGCCGTTCTTTGCACGCTACGTTGTTCAACTAATTTAGCTCCAAATGCAACCATTTGACGTTCTTTATGATCCATGGCTTCTTTAACTAAACCATTTTCTTGTGCAACCAACATACCAGCGGTTGCACCAGTTGGCAATGGGACAGCTGTTCGAGAACCTAAATTAAATCCGCCTTTTAAAACTTCAGTAACCCAACTTTGACTTAAACCTGTAACATAAGGTGTAGGTTGACCAACTAAATATACACTTTCTTCATAATCAGCACTATTTATATAATGAGCAATATTAATAACACATTGATCATACATAGGTGCTTTATCAACATCAGCTGTATTATTTTCAGAACCAATAAATTCAAACAAAATTGAATTAAATGGTTTTCCTGTATTATAGGTTGGTACGATTAATTCGCTGCCGTCAAATTTATTATTGCTATCAAGTCGCCATAATCTAACTGTATAAACTCCATCTATCATACGTAATTCGCGGTATTGGTCAATTGTAGTGTAACTAAATCCATCGTCATTAATAATATGTTGTTCTTTCAATACAACTAAACTTAAAATTCGTTTATTATTATTATCAGTTTCATAACGCCAATTGATAATATCCCATGGCAAATAGGCGCGAATAGTAGGACGTACCGAGCCGCTGGCCAGCTGCTGAGCCGTAATGGTGCCTTCAGTGGCGCTGTAATCAGTCAGTAGACCAGCACGGCCGTAGGGTAGGACGGTGCCCACAGATACACGTGCTAGCTGCTGTAGGCTGATATTAGCTCCATCAACATCTTTGACAACAGCTAGTAATCCGTCCGGAATTTCTATCATTGGTTCTTTAGTAAATACTTGCCCCATTAACCCGGCAAATGTTTGGCCAACAGCATTATAAAACACCGCCCTTTGAACATAATCTTTATAACGTTGTTCATTTTCAGGGCTAAAATCAGTAGCGTTAGGTTTTGGTAAATACGTAATAGTTTTAGATTTAATTGTTTGATCGCCTTCTAAACAATCGCGAATTAAATTCCATTTTGAAATTTGTTTAATAACTTCGTCCCTAACGTGGTTTGGTCGCGCAACCGTTGTACGTCTATTCATCTGGCAAATCCTATTTTAATTTTTGTCGCATTTCTATTATTAGATGCTAATACGCGATAACGCACCATATCCCAATTATGGTCCTCGGCAGTAGTATCAACGTCATCTAATTTATCTGGATCGGACGGAAGTACTGGAATTGTTGATATCGATGATCTACAATTTTTAGTAAAATAAATTCCCGGACCTTCTCTATTTAAACTAGATTGTAATCTATCTCTAAATAATTGAACCCCAATTTTGCGTGAACCTGCTGATTTATCGGACCTTTCCCAATTAACGTTTTGATCAGACATTTTTTGCTCAATAGTTTCAACGTCAATTTCTCTAACGTCACGAATTTGATTATCAGCGGGTCCGGCAGAAGGAAAGCGATTAATAATTC